CTGCACTCATGAGCCGGGGCACCATGAAATTGACGAACTTGCCCATATAGGACTCGTAAGTCTCTGTCGACCCGGCCACTTTGGCCTGAGACGTAGATACGCCTCCGTACACGATCCCACTCGTGGTGTTGAGCGCGCCAGGGTTCATGATCTGAACCGTGATGGCGCTGGGACATACAGTCACCGCGTCGTTGAAGACGATGGGGTAGCCATAGTTTTGAGAGTTGTTGACAGCACTGATAGCTGTCCCGACGTCGACGGACGCTATGGCCCCAATGTTGGACCAGTACCCGTCAGCGGTGGTTGGTTGGTGCTTAAAGCAGCCAAACATCACCGCACCTGCGTTGGATTGAAACCTGCGCGTAAGCTTTACAACTTGGTACGGCCCCACGGCCCTTGGCAAGGGCCAGTGGAAGCTGTTGCGCGCGTCAAATGCCTTGTGAGACATGTGCGAGCTGGCGCCGGTACTGCCGGCACTGCTCATTACCGTCGACATGCGCCTGCGAGGCGCGCCAAACGGCCTGCGGGGTAAAGACCCCACACTCTGAGTAATTCTGTCAGCTATTCGCGTTCTACCGCTAGTAGCTTGCAAGCGGCGACGCCTCGGCTTCGGAGGCTGCCGCTTGGGGCGGGTTGAAAATTTGACCATGGTTGGTCTAGTTGACGCTCGTGGCGTAGCATGCAAACCTAGGTTTGCCCGTCCTCCCACCCACTCTACCACGTTGCCACGGGGTCATACGACTCCTCAGTGTCGACCAGACCCACCGGCCACCTCATGTGGCCACTCAGCTTCCTCAGATGCATCAAACCCTTAAGGTTGTAGCGCATGGCAAACTTTATGCCTGCGATGGCGTCAGCGGACGGTGGCGTGCCCACCTCGTCGCTGGATGCTGCCCCTTGCGGGGGCGCGCTCTCAATGGCCAACCTGGCCAGCGCTTTCTCCACGTTGTTGAACTTGGCTACCCAGCCGAAGCCCTCCTCTCTCGTGAAAATGTGTGACGTGAAATCTATCACGGGGGCACCCTTGTCGATGCGTACGAACTCATCCTTCGTTATCACACCCATGGCACGCGACTTCTCCAAGTCCAAGTCACCCACACACATATTGTCGTCTCCCATGGACGCACTGCCCTTGGCTCCTGCCAAGAACTGCTTCAAAGACCTTATGAAGCTGTTCTGGGCCGACGTACTGGGGATGCCAGACGCCGTATACCCAAAGTCGAGGCACTGCCACAACTCACCGTCCATTTCAAGGACGTGCGCCGAATTCACCAAGCCTTCACAAAACAGCAGGTGCTGCATTGTACCCCTCTTGTAGTAGTTGGAGTGCCTGAAGGTGGAAATTCGACGCAGGGCGTCGGCCATAATGTCGTCTCTGGTCACCGACCAGTCCCACGACGACGCGTCAGTAGAGTAGACTGGGTAAGGAGACGCAAGGAAACCGTCAAATACGGCGCCCAGGTCGTCGATGCCCAGGTCGTGATGACCCATGCCTACCAAAGACGTCTCATTCTCACCAGACTGGTAGAGAAGGATGTCTTTCTTGTTGCGCGGCTCGTGAATGAGCTTCTGCGCGAACGTGTCCACGATACTGGAGATCCAGATGAAGCGCCACTTCTTGTTCTTCTGCTTCTTGCCGCTGTGCGGTTCTTTCTTGATCGTCAGGTGGCGGGGATCCATGACGCCCCACTTGATCATCTCTAGGGGCGACATATTGCACAACATGCCTGCGTTGTGGAGGGAGAGCCGAATGGCCATTCTCTCCAGCACCAGGTGTATCAGGGAGAAACGTGCCTCCCAATTCTTCATCCAGGCTATCTTTGTGCCGTTTTTGTGCAGGTGTGCCACACCCGCACTAGCATCGCCGTCAAGGCTATCAATGGAGCGGGCGGCGTACGCCATGAACCTGTCATCCATGGCAGAGTTCATAGTGTACGACTGGTAGTTGTACATCACCTCGTTGAACTGCTCTATGAAGTCCCTGTCAATGACGAGGCCTTTACCAGTCTCCTTGTCGTTGGCATGCGCGGCCAAACTGTCGCGCATGTTGTTGGGGGACGAGTGTGGAATGCACCACGTGTCCTCGTACCCGAGCTCCCTGAAGAACTGCTCTGTCGCTGGCGGGACTGTCTTCCCACCCCGAGCCTTGTTCTTGCACACTGAACTACAGTTCATCGTGCCTACTCGCCTCAACACTTCCTCGCGCTCCTTGTTGAGCACGGCATTGTCTCCCACGGGGTCTACCTCGTAATTGTAGCCCATGTCTTCCATGTACGCGTGGGTACACCTAGCCTGGGCAAACACCATCTCTGGTGTCATGTTCCTAACTTCTCTCAGCTTGCCCAGGCCCCCTGCGAACACAGCATCTATGATGTCTGCTAGCTGGGCCGGTACCTCCGGCAGCGGGTGCATGTGATCATACCCGTCTACCGGCGCGTCTGTTACGCGGCTTTTCCACTTCTTCCTGTTGTCGATGACTCCCATCATGTCCTTCCAAAGTGTCGTCACTTCACACCGATTCCTGATCGGTTCAGCCGCGACCCACAACTCCTCAAAGTTGTTGTCGTCTAGCTGGATGAATCTGAGCGCCTTCTCGTAATCCAAGCCTGTCTCGTTACAAAGCTTCTTGAGCGCCATTCGCTTCTCCGGCGTGATGTCTTCTACCAACATCTCCGTGATGCAATGCTCTAGGCGTTCCCACGCCTCTTCGCCCCCTCCTGCCTGCGTTCTCCGCTTGCACCGGGGGTTGACCTCCATATCATGGAGGAGCAACATAATTTCCTGTGCCCTCGCTGCCCTAGTCTCATACCTGTCGTTTCGAGAGTACCCCCTCGGGGCTCGCCTCTCTCTTCTAATGAAACCGGGCTCTGCGCCGGTGTCCTCGTCACCTTGGTCGCCTTTGATGTAATTGTCCCACCTCTCGGCGTCATCATCGGCCCTCGCGTCCCAGTAGTCTCCTACGGCGAAAACGTCGTCGTCTGGGCGCATGTAGCGCATGTTGCTGTTCCACCACTGAGCCTCTTCATAATCGTACTCGTAGTCGGGCTCGCCCTGTCGATCGGGCCCCTGCGTGGACTCTTTCCGCGGTCCTGTGACCGCTGCCCTAAGGCCCAGCTGTTCCCTAAACAAATTCAAAGCGGGAACGCTTATGGCCTGGTTGGTCCCATTCACTTCCATGGGATCGGCGCCCAACGTGTGCATGCCGCCTATCCTGTAGACAGGTGCTAGCCCGTTGGCTACAGCCACCAATAGTGGCGACCCGGAAAAGCCTCCGACGGTGGAACAGGTGTGGTTCAACAAACCACGCTTCCATTCCGCCGACGGTGTGACGGCTACAATGCCTTTGCTCTGGACAAAGTTCCCATTGTAGCTGCCGAAGACGTGTGCGCGGCCCGTGGCCGAGTACGTAAAATCGCTCTCTTTCACACAGCCGACTCCCAACATAGAGAAGTCACTCGCCTTCAGCTCGATCGC